AAGAATGGCAAGATAATAGATCCAAAAACTGGCAAAGGCCACCCAGAAGGAAGCATGAAGTTTGCTTGGGAAAAAGAAGCGGAAAAAGCCGGAAAACAAGCTAGGAAGCAAGCTGAAAAACAAATTAAGGAAAATAAAAAAAACAAAGACGATATGAATTACGATAACAACTCGATGTTAAATATGAACACCGCTAGTCCAATAACAAAAAAAGCTAAAAAAAGAGACCCTAACAAAAAAGGTAAAAATAATCAGCAACAAGATTTAAGTACATTTTACTCGCCACAAGACTTTATGACTGGTCAAGGGACTGGACTATCATATAACTACCAATCTAAATTTCCTTTTAGTAGAGCTGCAAATTATGAAAACAACAATATAGACCAGCCTTCTACAACAGATGTTGGAAAAAATAAGTTTTCATCAGAAAAAATAGACGGTCTTGCGCCAGGTCAAGGAACAGGATTGGCTTACGATTATAGAGCTGGTCTTCCTCTTGGTATAGAAGCTGGTCCTATTGCGAACGACCCAGACAAGCCGTTGATACTTAGCGAGCCTCCAGCTATGAGTTCTAAGAAATTTGGTGGGTTTGATATACCTAAAGTAAAACCTATGATTGGAAAACCTATACAAATTTTTAACGATAATATAGAGATAGATCAAGGCGAGCTAGAAGAAACTGGAGAGACATTTGATGTGTCAAAAATAACTTCTAAAAATAAATCTTCAAAAACACCTAAAACTTCAGGTGCAGATAAAACCGCGACTGGAACTTCAACTTCAAATTCAAGTAAAACTTCAAGTACAAGTAGAGAAGGCCAGTACTTAACTGGTTATCTAGAGTCTAGAAATAAAGCTGCAGCTGCTAGGGTTCAAGAAAGAGAAGGTAGAAGAAACATTAGGCAAGCTCAAAGAGCTATAGACAAGTACAAAAGAATGCCTAAAGATAGAAAACCTATCGACCCAAGAACAATGAAGCCTTTTGAAAGCCCTGAAGAATATGCTAGATATAAAGTAAGGCAAGCTGATTTTACAAACCCTTCAGGTAAAAGAATACCTACTTCAAACGATAGAAATAAAGATCAAGGCAACGATGATAAGAATAAAGGCGGAGGAAGTACTTCAGTTAATACAGGAGGTAACGGTGTTACAACGTCTGGTACAGCTCAAGCAAATTTCTTAAAAAATCAAAATAAAAACGCAAGTGCAATCCCGTTTAAGTTGCCAGGTTTTGGTAAGAGAAAATAATTAATAAAACATAAAAACATAAAACAATGAAAGCAACAAACATTTTCAACTCATTAAAAGCCAAAGGAGTATGCGGTACTGACGGTATACCACCAAAGCTACCAGGCGTAAGCGCAGCTAAATTTACTGCACAACTAAGACAAGCTTCTGAAGACGGTATACTTAACCCAGGATTTAAAGCTGTTGTAGATGCAGACACAAAGAAAAAATCTAGTGCTGCTACTTACAACTCTATGGCTAAATACGGTACCACTATGGCAAAAAAATTAGGACCAAATGATCCTCCTAAGAAAGATGAAAAAAAAGATGATGAAATAACTGCAGACGAAATAAACATAACATCTTATAACCGTAAAACTGGCAAAGGAAAAAGAGAAAGAGTACTTCCTAGTGGAAAGAGAGTTACAACTAGTTTTCAAGTGATACAAAAACCAGAAAAAACTAGTGATACTATGGCTAATTACGGCACTGTAGCTAAAAAGAAAAGCTGTGCTAAATTTATTCCAGAAGAAGCAGGTAAAAGAAAGCCTAACCCTAGGAAAAATAAAGCTAGAAAAGGTGTTACTAGAATGCTACAAAATCTTATAAATTCTAACAAAGGTTGTGGGCCTAATCCATACAAAAAATAAACATGAGTAATAAAAAGAAATTTAAAGACACAAAGGTCGGTAAGTTTCTATCTCAAAAAGGACCTAGTATAGTAGAAGCAGTGGGCGACGTATTACCTGATGCTGGTGTACTAGGTTTAGTTAAAAAGCTAATAGAAAAAGAAGATCCAGTAGTTTTACCACCTCAAGACAAAGAGACTGCGCTAAAGCTACTAGAGCAAGATATTATTGAGATGCAAGAAGTGTCTAAACGTTGGGTTAGCGATATGCAGTCAGATTCATGGCTGTCTAAAAACACTAGACCTATGGCACTTATATTCTTAACAGTATCTATGCTAGCACTAATACTACTAGACAGCTTTGAAATAGCTTTTGCAGTAGATAGTGGCTGGGTGGATCTTTTAAAATCCCTTCTTATAACCGTGTACGTTGCTTACTTCGGTTCTAGAGGTGCTGAAAAAATAAAATCAATAAATAAGTAATATTGATGTGTTAAATTTCGTTTAGTAAAAAACGTGAAATTAGCGTAATAATATATACTAGTGTAAAAGTACCTTATTATAAATAAAAATAAATTATGAGTTATCAAAAATTACAAACATATAAAGCGGCAGCGGTTACGCCGTCAGATACTGCTGATATACTACACGTAGAAACTGGAGACGTACAACCATGCGTTCTTTATGTTGGTGTAGCAGGAGATCTTAAAGTTAAAACAGCGGGAAATAATACAGTCGTATTCAAAAACGTACCTGTAGGATTTCTTCCTGTACAAGTAAAACAAGTTTTCGCAACAGGAACAGCAGCGTCTGAAATTATAGCTCTTTGGTAAATGAAAGGACTTTTAATAGGCATATCGAACGCATTAACCGGGCAGGGTGAAGTAGATAGTGGTACTGAACTTATAGTTAATGGTAATTTCGCTACAAATAGCGATTGGACTATTGGTGGAGCGGGTGGAAGTATATCAGGCGGACAGTTAACGATATCACTAGGAGGAAGTGCTTATCAGATTACTGGCAATATTACCGCTAATACTCAAGTTGAAGTTAATATTCAAGGAACTGGAACTGTTTATTACAAGTTCGATGTTAATAGTAGTTCACCAACAACTACTGCTACCTTGCCTTACACTGCTACAGTAAATACAGGAACAGGGAATATGGGTATTCAGCTCATAAATTTAGGAGGTTCTGTAGTTATAGATAGTGTTTCAGTAAAAGTATAAAAAAGTTACTGCTCTCAGCGCCCTAATAGTCCTCACTGCAGCGTTGAAGAAATATAAAAAAAATTAAAACAATTAAATTAAATTAAATTATGGATTTAAAAATTAAAGACGAGCAGCTTGTAAAATTGCAAGCCTTAGTAAATCAAGTTAGCCAAACACAAATGGAGCTTGGTCAGGTAGAATCTAGAAAGTTTGACTTGATAGCAGCCATACCTGTTTTTAGAAAAGACCTAGAAACTTTTCAAAAGCAATTAGAAGATGAGTATGGTAAAGTTATCATCAGCGTTAGTGACGGAACAATTAGACAGAAAGAAGATGGAGCTGATAAGAAAAATTAGTATAGGTAAAGATTATAAAAACGAAGCTATGCACTACTCCGTAGGTCAAGAGGTTTACGGAGGGCATACTATAAATTCAATACTTGAAGAAGATGATAAGTATAGAATTTATATTATGAAAGAAAACGAAGTGTTGCCATGGAAAGATTTTAATAAAAACATGGCTATTGCAGTTGAATATAATTTAGAGTATTAATGCAAGGTTGGGATAACTTTATAGTATCACCAATTGACTCAAGGTATAACAATACTAAAAAAGTTGGTGATGTAGATCTTATATTAAACACTGAGATATTTACTTATAAAAACGTAAGCAATAACGCCATAGTTGTTGGTCTGCCAAAAAACAAACAAACTGACATACAAATAGGTGATGAAGTTATTATACATCACAATGTGTTCAGAAGGTGGCACGACGTAAGAGGTGTGGAGAAAAATAGTAATAGTTTCTTCACTGAAGACAAGTATTTTGTTTACGAAGATCAATTATACATATACAAGCATAAAGATCAGTGGAAGTCATTAGATGAATATTGCTTTGTAAAACCTATAGCTAACGACGATATGTTTTCGCTTGAAAAAGAAAAACCATTAGTTGGTATAGTTAAGTACTCTAACGATGTATTAAAAGATAAAGGTATAGACGTTGGAGACAAAGTAGGTTTTACGCCTGGTAGCGAGTTTGAGTTTATTATAGAAAACGAACTTGTTTATAGGGTAAGAACAAAATCAATTACAATTAAATATGAATACGAAGGAGAAGAAAGAGAATATAATCCAAGCTGGCTACAAAGCAGTTGAAGAGCTAATTAAAGTTGCAGAAGAAAAGATAATCACTAACACTGAAGATGATGTATCTGCTGATAGACTTAAAAACGCCGCTGCTACAAAGAAGCTAGCTATATTCGATGCTTTTGAAATACTCACTCGTATTGAAAATGAGAAAGCTGTTTTAGAAAATAAACCTACACAAGAAAAACCTGTAGCGTTTAGTGGCTTTGCTGAAAGGAGGAGTAAGTAATGTACAAGCAGACTTTATTCAAAGTGTTAGACAACCACGTACCAACAAACGCTTTAAAAAGATTAAACAAAGCTAAGCGTTGGGAGTATGGCTATAACAAAGATCACGATATGGTTGTTATTAGCAAGACTGGTAAAATAGGTGAAATATATGAAATACAGAACTTAAAAATAGCTTTACCACTTGAAAACAATACCCATAAGTTTAAAAGTGACAAATGGGAGGTGACTCCTTATCCTAAGGAATTAAATAGAATAAAAACTATATTCGACTGGAAAGAACTTCCTAGTGAATTTAAAAACGAATATATAGATTACATTGAAACAGAATTTAAAAAAAGAGAAGAAGGTTTTTGGTTTTACAATAAAGGCAAGCCTACTTATATTACTGGTACTCATTATATGTACCTTCAGTGGTCAAAAATTGACGTTGGCCACCCAGACTTTAGAGAAGCAAACAGATTGTTCTTTATATTCTGGGAAGCATGCAAAGCAGATAAGCGGTCTTATGGAATGTGCTATCTTAAAAATCGTCGATCAGGATTCTCATTTATGGCTTCAGGAGAAACTGTTAATCAAGCAACTATTAGTTCAGATGCACGATTCGGAATATTGTCCAAATCTGGACCAGACGCCAAGAAAATGTTCACAGATAAAGTTGTACCAATATCAGTCAATTATCCATTCTTTTTTAAACCAATACAGGACGGAATGGACAGACCAAAGACCGAGCTTGCCTACAGAGTCCCCGCTTCTAAACTCACAAGACGGAACATCACTAGCACCGACAAACCTGAGGAACTCGATGGACTGGATACAACCATAGACTGGAAGAATACGGGTGACAATAGCTACGATGGTGAAAAACTAAGGATGCTAGTGCACGATGAGAGTGGTAAGTGGGAGAGGCCAAACAATATACTTAATAACTGGCGAGTAACAAAGACAACATTAAGGCTCGGTAGTAGAATCATAGGTAAGTGTATGATGGGATCGACGAGCAACGCGCTTGATAAAGGTGGTAAAGAGTTTAAAAAATTATACTATGATTCAGATGTTACAAAACGAAACAGAAACGGACAAACAAATTCTGGCCTCTATTCTTTGTTCATACCTATGGAATGGAACTACGAGGGATTCATTGATTCTTATGGATTACCTGTTTTCGAAGTACCAGAGGAACCAACTTATGATCCTCATGGAGACTTAATAGATGTGGGCGTGATAAACCATTGGCAAAACGAAGCTGAAGGTTTGAAGTCTGATCAAGACGCATTAAATGAATTTTATAGGCAGTTTCCTAGAACAGAGGAACATGCATTTAGAGATGAAACTAAAAATAGTATATTTAACTTAACTAAAATATACGAGCAAATAGATTATAATGAAGAAACTGTAGATTTAACTGTTGGCAACTTTCAATGGGCTAATGGAGTTAAAGATACAACTGTTATGTTTTTACCTAATCAAAAAGGTAGATTCAAAGTTAGTTGGGTACCACCTAGGCAACTTCAAAATAGGGTTATAATTAAAAATGGCGTAAAGCACCCAGGTAATGAGCATATAGGTGCGTTCGGTTGTGACTCATACGATATATCAGGCACGGTTGATGGCAAAGGTTCGAAAGGATCTTTACACGGGCTTACTAAGTTTAGCATGGAAGATGCGCCAGCTAACGAGTTCTTTCTAGAATACATAGCAAGACCTCAAACAGCTGAAATGTTTTTTGAAGATGTGTTAATGTCTTTAGTATTTTATGGTATGCCATTACTTGCAGAGAATAACAAACCAAGGTTATTATACTATTTGAAGCGTAGAGGTTATAGAGGCTTTTCAATGAACAGGCCTGATAAGGTTTGGAATAAGTTATCCGTGACAGAAAGAGAAGTTGGTGGAATGCCAAACTCTTCAGAAGATATAAAGCAAGCTCATGCAGCTGCAATAGAAATGTACATAAACGATCACGTTGGAGAGAGGAGCGAAGGTTTTGGTTCTATGCCTTTCAACGAGACATTAAATGATTGGGCTAAGTTCGATATAAATAGAAGAACAAAGTTCGATGCTACAATAAGTTCTGGTTTAGCTATAATGGCTTGCAATAGACATTTATACTCACCAGTTCAAAATATAGAAAAAAAGAAAATAAACTTAAGTATAGCCAAGTATTCAAACGGAGGCTACAATTCAAAAATAATAGAAAATTAGTATGGCTGAGTCAGTTACATCACATTATTTTCCTAGTCAAGTCGTTAGCGACATAGAGAAAGCTTCACAAGAATACGGTCTAAAGATCGGTAAAGCTATTGAGTACGAGTGGTTCAATAGAGATTCTGGAACTAATCGTTTCGCTAGTAACCAAAATACCTTTCATAAATTAAGGTTGTACGCTAGGGGAGAACAATCAATACAAAAATACAAAGACGAGTTATCAATAAATGGTGACTTGAGCTACTTAAATCTAGACTGGAAGCCAGTACCAATCATACCTAAATTTGTTGATATCGTAGTCAACGGAATATCAGAAAGAACTTTTGATATAAAAGCGTACTCTCAAGATCCATATGGAGTTTCAAAAAGAACAAGATACATGGAGGATATTATTGCCGACATGAAGACCAAAGAGATTAACGCTTTTACTGAAGAGGCATTTGGAATATCTATATCTACTACGCCACCTGAAAAGCTGCCTGACAGCGAAGAAGAGCTACAGCTACATATGCAGTTAAACTACAAGCAAGCTGTGGAGCTAGCAGAAGAGCAAGCTATAAACACTATACTAGAAGGCAATAGATATGAACTTATAAGAAAAAGAGTTAACTACGATTTAACTGTACTTGGTATTGGTGCTGTAAAAAATACATTTACCAAATCTGAAGGAGTTAAAGTAGATTATGTGGACCCAGCCAACATAGTTTACTCGTATACCGAGTCACCTTACTTTGATGATTTGTACTACGTAGGGGAAATAAAAACAGTACCTATCAATGAGCTTAAAAAAGAGTTTCCTAATCTTACTGATAAAGATTTAGAAGACATGAGTAAGCAAGGTTACCAAAATACTGGATTTTACAATAGAAGTATAGTTGAGTCTACCAATATAGATAGAAACCAAGTACAAGTATTATACTTTAATTTTAAAACTTATGCCAACGAAGTATATAAAGTAAAAGAAACAGCCACTGGTGCTAGCAAGGTTATAATTAAAGATGATCAGTTTAATCCACCTAACGAGTTGCTAGAAGAAAGATTTGGCAAGATGTCTAGGCAAATAGAAGTTCTTTATGAAGGGGTTATGGTTCTAGGCACTAAACAACTTTTAAAGTGGGAGCTGGCTAAGAACATGATGAGACCTAAGAGCGATTATACTAAGGTCAAAATGAATTATTCTATAGTTGCGCCTAGAATGTATAAAGGCCGTATTGAGTCGCTAGTAAGTAGAATAACTACTTTTGCTGATATGATACAACTAACTCACTTAAAGCTACAGCAGGTAATGTCACGTATGATACCTGATGGTATATATCTAGATGCTGATGGTTTAGCTGAAATAGATTTAGGTAATGGTACTAACTACAATCCACAAGAGGCGTTAAACATGTTCTTCCAAACAGGTAGTATAATTGGTAGGTCAATGACTGCTGATGGAGACATGAACCCAGGTAAAGTACCTATTCAGGAGATACAGAGCGGCTCAGGAGGAGCTAAATTAGCTTCACTGATACAAACATATAACTACTACCTACAAATGATTAGAGATGTCACCGGATTGAACGAGGCGCGTGACGGTAGTACTCCAGACAAGAACGCTTTAGTAGGTATACAAAAAATGGCAGCCGCTAATTCAAACACAGCGACTAGGCATATATTGCAAAGTGGATTATTTTTAACAGCTGAACTTGCTGAGTGTATATCTCTTAGAATATCTGATATTATAGAGTACTCACCAACAAGAGATGCTTTTATCCAAAAGATAGGTGGGCATAACGTAGCTACGCTGTCAGAGATGTCAGAGCTTCATCTTTATGACTTTGGTATACTTATAGAGCTTTCACCAGACGAAGAGCAGAAGCAAATGCTCGAAAACAATATTCAAGTAGCGTTAGCTAAAAATGGCATAGAGCTAGAAGATGCTATTGATATTAGAGAAATAAAAAATATTAAGCTAGCTAATCAATTGCTTAAAATACGTAGAAAAAAGAAAGCTCAGCAAGATCAGTTAATGCAGCAGCAAAACATACAAGCACAAGCTCAAGCAAATGCACAGGCACAGCAAGTAGCTGCTCAAGCTGAGGTACAGAAGCAGCAAGTTCTTGCTCAAACTAATATGCAAGTAGAGCAGACAAAAATGCAGATGGAGATGCAGAAAATGCAGCAAGAAGCTATGCTTAAAAAGCAATTAATGAATCACGAGTTTCAGATAAATATGCAATTAAAGCAAATGGAAACTGAAATACTAAAAGAGCGTGATAAGCAAAAAGAAGATCGCAAAGACGAAAGAACTAAGATTCAAGCTACACAACAGTCTGAATTAATAGATCAAAGAAAAAAAGATACTCCACCTAAAAACTTTGAATCATCAGGTAATGATATAATGAGTGGTGGATTTGGATTAAATGCTTTTGATCCAAGATAAACAAAACAATTTTACAATTTTATAATATTTTATTATGGCTAAAAAAAAGAACGTCGAAAAGGTCGAAGAGATCGTCGACAAAAATGAAGAACAAACGGTAGAAGTTGCTGCCGTGGAAGAACCGGCTAAACCTGAGGAAGAAAAAGTTGATGATGGAATAGCTAGGTTAGATTTAAGGGATTTTCAAGAAAAAACTACTGAAGAACCTACCGAGGAAACAGTTGCAGAACCACAAGTTGAACCTGAAGTAAAAGCTGAGGTTGAAGAGCAAGTTGTTGAAGAGATAGCAGAAGAGCCGATAGAAGAAAGCCCTGTGCAAGAGATAGCTTTAGAAGAAGTTACAGAAATAGCAGATAAGCTAGAAGAAAACATCGAAGAAGCTATTGAAAAAGCAGAAGAGCAAGGCACTCAACTTCCAGAAAACATTCAAAAAGTTATTGACTTTATGGACGAAACTGGAGGAAGTTTAGAAGATTATGTTCAATTAAATAAAGATTACTCAAAAATGAGTGATAATGAATTATTGAGCGAGTATTTAAAACAAACTAAACCTCACTTAAATGACGAAGAAAGATCGTTCTTGATGGAAGATCTATATTCATGGGACGAGGAGCTTGATGAAGATCGAGATATAAAAAGAAAGAAATTGGCATTGAAAGAGCAAGTTGCGAATGCTAAAAACCACCTAGACGGGTTAAAGTCTAAATACTATGATGAAATCAAGGCAGGTTCAAAGTTGAACCCTGAACAACAGAAAGCTATTGATTTTTTCAACAGGTACAATAAAAATCAGACAGTAGCTGAAGACAACGCTAAGTTTTTTAAGAAAAAGACTAATGAAGTTTTCTCCAATGAATTCAAAGGTTTTGAATACAATGTAGGAGATAAGAGATTTAGACTTAATGTTAAAGATACGGAAAGCGTTAAAAACAACCAAATGGATATTGGAAATTTTGTAAACAAGTTTCTTAATAAAGAAACAAACAAAATAGATGATGCTAAAGGTTATCATAAGTCTTTGTTTACTGCAATGAACCCAGATGTAGTAGCTAATCACTTCTACCAACAAGGTAAAGCTGACGCGCTAAAAGAAAGTATGTCAAAGGCAAAGAACGTCGACATGTCGCCAAGAGGTACTCTATCTAGCGAAAGCACGCCAAGCGGTACGAAGTTTAAGTCTATATCAGGTGATTCTTCTTCTGATTTTAAAATTAAAATTGGTCAAAATAGATCAAACAGAATTACTTAAACATTAAAAAATAAAAAAACAAAATTATGGCAATTTCAAATACGGGTGCTGTATTAAACACCCTAACTCCACGTCCAACTCAAGGACTATTTGGAGACAACTACCTATCCTTAGCGGATATGGATTTTACAAAACAATTTTTACCAGATGTGTACGAAAAAGAAGTTGAGCGTTTTGGAAACAGAACTGTAAGCGGATTTTTACGTATGGTAGGCGCTGAAATGCCTATGTCATCTGATCAAGTTGTTTGGAGTGAGCAAGGAAGATTACACGTAGCTTTCGACGACGTAGCTGTCGCTAACGTCGCTGCAACAGCTGTAAAAATCGATCTTGCGAGTGCAAACGACAAAAACTTACTTGGAGTAGGAATGACAGTTATTATTGCTAACGGCTTTAAAGTAGTTAAAGCTCGAGTTGCTAGTCTTGATGTAGATGGTACTGGTGCTGCTCTTTCTGCAACAGAAGTTCATGTAAACGTTTACGGAGCAGCAAACTTAGCTGGTTTAACTGCATCAGGAACTGGTGCTGTAGCAGATGCTAAATTATTTGTATATGGTTCTGAGTTTAAAAAAGGTAGCGCAGACGGAGGAAAATCTGTAGACGCTCAATTTACTTCTTTTAGTAACAAGCCTATTATACTTAGAGACAAGTATACAGTAAATGGTTCTGATACTGCTCAAATCGGTTGGGTTGAAGTAACTAGTGAAAACGGTGCTTCTGGATACTTATGGTACTTGAAGTCTGAGCATGAAGCTCGTTTACGTTTCGAAGATCAATTAGAAATGGCAATGGTTGAAGCTGTCAAAGATGATGGAACAGCTGGTGCTGGTTCTGCAGGAGTTGCAGGTTTCGGAGGTAGCGAAGGTTTATTCGAAGCTGTAGAAACAAGAGGTATAATTTATAACGATGCTGACTTTGGACAAGCTTTAACTGGTCTTGCTGAATTTGATGACATCTTAGCTGAGTTAGATAAGCAAGGAGCTATTGAAGAAAACATGCTTTTCTTAGATAGAGCTACTTCTTTATCTATCGATAACATGCTAGCATTCCAAAATTCTTACGGAGCTGGTGGTACTTCTTACGGAGTATTCAACAACTCTGAAGATATGGCTTTAAATCTAGGTTTCTCTGGATTCAGAAGAGGTTCTTATGACTTCTACAAAACTGACTGGAAATACTTAAACGATTCTACTACTCGAGGATTAATCGATGACGTTGATGGTGTTATTGTACCAGCAGGTACTTCTACTGTTTACGATCAAAATTTAGGTAAAAACATCGCAAGACCATTCTTGCACGTACGTTACCGAGCTTCTGAAGCTGATGATCGTAAGATGAAGTCTTGGATTACTGGTTCAGTTGGTGGAAACTACACTAGCGCTGCAGATGAAATGAATGTTCATTTCTTATCTGAAAGAGCACTATGCGTACAGGCTGCTAACAACTTCGTATTATTGAAATCTACTCAAGCATAGTAGTAAAACTAATGTAAATAATTACCCTCGCTTTTATTAGTGAGGGTAATATTTACTTTTTAAACTTTTTAAATTATATTATATCATGACAACTAAAAAAACAAAAGCGGCTAAGGCTGCACCAAAAGCTGAAGCTTTTATAGAACAAGAGGTTATTGCAGCCCCTAGACAGGTAGCTGAAAAACCAAAAAAACCCGAGTGGGAAATAAGGGACAGAGCTTACTTTTTAACAGGAAATAAAAGACCTTTAGTATTTACTGTGCTTTCTAAACATAGCGCTAAAAGACCACTATTATGGTTTGATGAAGAGCAAGGAATGCAAAGAGAGCTAAGGTACGCTACAAATATGAACTCTCCGTTTGTAGATGAGCAAAAAGGAGAAGCTACTTTAGGTAGAATAGTGTTTAGAGATGGGCAATTATTTGTACCAAAACAAGAAGTTGCTCTTCAAAAACTATTATCTCTATATCACCCTTTAAAAGATCAAATATTCTACGAGTACAATCCAGTTCAAGAGTCAGAAAACGAACTTGATTACATTGAAATGGAAATAGAAGCTTTAATTTTAGCTAAACAATTAGACATAGAACAAATTGAAGCTATATTAAGGGTTGAGTATGGGTCAAAAGTAGATACATTAAGTAGCAGTGAGCTAAAAAGAGATGTTTTAGTTTTTGCTAAAAGAAACCCTATGCTATTTATCGAATTAGCACATGACGAAAACGTAGAGCTAAGAAATATAGGCGTAAAAGCTACAAACCAAGGCATTATAAAGCTATCTGGAGATCAAAGAACCTTTACTTACGGTGAAACAGATAGAAAACTTATGTCAGTACCATTTGACGAACATCCTTACTCTGCATTAGCAGCTTGGTTTAAAACCGACGAAGGTATGGAAGTTTTCAAAAACATAGAAAAACGATTAAAATAATTAGTCACTTATAGGATGTGGTCATCTTTATAGGTGGCCACAAACTATATAAAAAGAAATTATGGCAGTAAATATAAATACAGTTTATCTAAGAGTTTTAGCTATAGCTAATAAAGAGCAAAGAGGCTATATAACTCCACAAGAGTTTAACACACTCGCCAATCAAGCTCAACTAGATATATTCGAGCAGTATTTTTATGATCTTAATCAATTTTTAAGATTACCCGGTAATGATACTATTCATTCCGATACTGTCGATATGCTCGAAGAAAAAATAGGTATATTCGAAGTGTATGACTCACCTATAGGCACAGGTACACTATCAGATCTAGGTGTACACAAGCTAGGCGCTGTGTATCATCAAGAAACTGTAAACGGTGTACAAACTAAGTTTGAAGCCGAAAAGTTAAATCCTAATGAATTAAGGTATTATATAAATTCACCATTAACTGCTCCAACAGTTAAACGACCTATATTCATAGTCCAACAAGATCAGATCACTGTTTTACCAGTAGCAGCAGATAATTTAAGCATGAATTATATTAGAAAACCTACAGATGTTTATTGGGGTTATACTATGATAAATGATGAGGCTCTATATAATCCAGCTGCGTCTGTAAACTTTGAATTACATCCATCAGAAGAAACAGAGTTAGTTATGAAAATACTAACACTTGCTGGAATAGTAATAAGAGAACCACAACTATATCAAATAGCAGCTGCTGAAGATGCTAAAAACATTCAACAAGAAAAACAATAATAAATGGCACTATTTAAAGGAACACAACAACAGTATTACGACAACAGTCAGACGTTCACCGGAGATGGTGTTACAGTTGCTTTTCTATTAACTTTTAGCCCAGCACCTGTACTAGAAGCTGACATTGAAGTTTTCGTTGACGGAGAGGAGCAGAATAGTAACACTTACGCTTATGCTACAAGCACTGTAACTTTTAATGTTGCACCAGCTGATGGAGCTAAGATATTAGTAAAGCAAATAACTGTTCAAGATAAGTTAGGTAATTATCAGTACATATCTATAGATGA